GAACAAATTCAAATTCTGCGCTCCTTAATCAAAGGAGAGATTGACGCAGCGGGTATAGATGGAATGGAACATGGGGCCTGGGGATGGGCCGACAAACAATTAGAAGAAGGGTGGAAGAACTTTGAGAAGAGTTTTAGGACACCTGACGAACTGGCACAAGAGCACTTCACAGATGCCTCTTGATGCCCTATAATAGTAGGACAAACAAAGGAACTTCAATGACAGTAGAAGAACTGATTAAAATATTAGAGCAGTATCCAAAAACCGCAAAGGTTGAGGTAGATTGTGGGTATCGTACTAAACCCGTAGTTGAATTTTGGTTTGAAAAAGTAGTTATCTCCGCAGAACAAGACTAATGATTACCAACGAACAAAACATCTATCTATCAAAAACATCAAGAGACCTTGAAAATCTTTTGGTTTATTATAAATCCAATATGAGACAAACTGAAAAAACTATTTCACTTATTGAAGAAGCAATTGAGGTAAAAAACAAAAATGACTGAAAGAGCACAACAAATCGTAGATGCTACGATGGAACTTACTCTCCGTCCTCAAAGTGAAGACAGAAAGAAAGTTGTTGCTTGCGTTATCCGTGAGGTTGCTGATAGATTATGTACAGATTTAGGGGAGTTGGAATGTCCTATAGATAAGTTGCGACAAATTGCCGATGAGGTTGAAGCATTATGAAACCACAAAAATTCAAACATATCTCCCGTGCGATTGATAGGTATGGAGTGCATTATCTTGATGCGATTGATGAACGAGGACAACACTGGTTTGCTATAATGCAACAGAAAGAAGAACCCTGGATCATATATACTCAACATTGGACTTTGAGGACACATTGATGACTTACGATACTGTTTTTATTTCTGACGTTCATTTAGGAACTGAAAGATGTAATACTCAAAAATTACTCAAGTTTCTCAAAGAACTCAAAACTAAGAAACTGGTAATGGTAGGTGATATTATTGACATCTATTGTATGGAGAAGTATAATACCAGATGGAAACGAGAGCACACTGAATGCGTTCATGCTCTTTTGGATTTGTGTAAGAAAGGCACAGAAGTTGTTTATGTTCTTGGTAATCACGAAGGAGCTATCCGAAGGTATTGTACCTTTGAGCACAAGAACTTTATGATGTGTGATGAATACGTTCATAAGGATAAACAAGGTGGAAAGTATCTCTGTACTCACGGAGATAAGCACTCTGAGTTCTCTTCTGGTTCTTGGAAACAACTGATGTTTAATAAAGGTTATGAGTTTATCACACCTTTAAGTATTTGGTTGGAACGGTTCTTTCGGTTCTCTTTAGTGTATTTCTTAAAGAACACTCAAAGAGGTAAGGGATATATTGATAAGTATGAAAATGATATTATTGGATATTGCATTCAACAAGATAAGAAGTATGATGGTATCATCTGTGGGCACATTCATCATGCAAACATTCGTAAATTTGGTAAGATGACTTATATGTGCTGTGGAGATTGGGTGGATACCTGTTCTGCTATTCTAGAAAAGAATGGATTTTATACTTTACAAAAATACTGAAATGAACCAACAAGAAATTCTTAAAAATGCAGCAACTAAAGTTGCAAATATTCTTCATATGCCTTTGGGCGATATTGATCCTGTGCAACTATTGAGAATGTATGCTGCTCTTTATAATTTGCTTGGACTACCTAATGATGAAGAGCGAGGAGATGAACAAATGAGGTGGTGGTTGAATACTCATAATAACTATCTTGGTTTTAATCCTGCTGCAAGGTTGACGGATGAACAATCTATGAGTAAAATCATAGGATACTTAGAGAGTATGTGCTACAGATGAATAATAAGTTTGCAGTCATCCTATCATCCCTTGTAGATGGTGCTACAGTTAGAATACAATTCCTTGTGAATACTGAAATGAATGCTTCACAACTCGCAACTTATTATAAGTGCATAGGTAGTGTTTCAGTGAGTGATGTGGAGGTTATTCCTGTATGACTTATTCTAAAGCACTATTAGCAACTGATAAAAATAAGACTACACTCAATTGGTTTGAGTATTGGATTGGTCACTGTTGGATGACAGGGTGGCAGAGTATTAGAAGTAATTATCGTATCTGGGCAGACCTGATGGGAAGTAATTATAAAGGTTATGCACTCCTTAGAAAAGATGACCCACAATCAGAATGTATTGAATGGTTCTGGGCATCACTCAATGAAGATGATGTTTATCCCAAAGAGTTTCTGGAATATCTGATGCAAATGGCAGAAGATGTAGAAACTGGTAAGGTCAAAACATATTCTATGGATGAGGTTATGGAAGAACTTAGAGATCTTATTGATGATGATGAGATTTTGTGAGGTTTTATGGCGGTTTGTGGCGCTTTGTCTCTAACAATATCTCTCTCAATTGACTTAAGATAAATAAGGTAGTATCATTGAAATGGTACGTACATAATCAAATTTGAAAATTTTATGGCAAAAGGATTTACTGTAAAAGCAAAAACACCTGAAGAACAACCACAACTATTGTTTGATAAGGAAGCTTGCTTAGAAAGAATTAGAGGTAAAAGTATTGTATTTTGTCTACCAGGACGTGGAGTATCATATACATTTCTAAAAAGTTTTGTTCAACTTTGTTTTGATCTTGTACAGGCAGGTGCAAGTATTCAAATCAGCCAGGACTATAGTTCTATGGTGAACTTTGCAAGATGTAAGGTACTTGGTGCTAATGTGCTTGCAGGACCTGATCAGGTGCCCTGGCAAGGCAAGTTAAACTATGATTACCAACTTTGGATTGATAGTGACATTGTATTCAATACAGATGCCTTCTGGGCAATCTTTAATATGGATAAAGATATTGCTGCAGGTTGGTATGCCACAGAAGATGGTAGGACTACATCAGTTGCTCATTGGTTAGACGAAGAAAGTTTTGCTAAAAATGGTGGCGTCATGAATCATGAGATGGTTGATACCATTTCAAATCGTAAGAAACCATTTACTGTTGATTATACTGGATTTGGTTGGGTTCTGATTAAGAAGGGTGTCTTTGAGCATCCTGAGATGAAGTATCCTTGGTTTGCACCTCAAATGCAAGTCTTTGAATCTGGTGATGTTCAGGATATGTGTGGGGAAGATGTTTCCTTCTGTCTTGAAGCTACTAGAAAATGTGGTTTTGAAATTTGGTGTCATCCACAAGTTCGTGTAGGTCATGAAAAAACAAGAATCATTTAGAATTCTTTGTAATGGTAGGGTCATCTATCAAAACCTCTCTCAAAAGGAAATGTTTGAGATCATGGATGACCTTTCCCAACAATTTTATGATACAGGGCTTCCCAATCCAGAGGACCTTGTGGTAGAATGTGTGAGTATTGAGGAATAAACACTATGGCAAAGCGTCCATCATTGACTAACAAAGTTATTATTGAGAGCACTCCTAAGAAAAGTCGTCAAGGTCGTTCTCAAAACACTAAACTTTCTGCCACTTCTAGGAATGGTCGTAGGAAGCGTTATAGAGGTCAAGGCTGATAATGCTTCAACTTAACCCACAAATCCCAGTTCTGACTCCTAAAGGTTCAGGCTGGGCATTTTTTTTGATTGATAGATCACAGGAACATGATTTTGAGTGGGTTGTCTTCCTAGATAATGGAGGATATTGTTGGACTTTTAAAAACTCAGACATTAGAATACAGAAAAATTTAACTCTTCATAGAGACAAAATTGCAGATTTCGGGATAGCAACCCCGTAAAAAGTTCTAATTCACATAGAATTAGGAGCAAAATGTCTAACTTACCTGTAGATAGAGACAAAAATTACATGTACCAGATGTGGGGAACCACAAATTTGGTTACTGATTATAATGTAAAACTTGAAAAGAAAACAATTCAAGAAATTATGCATGATGATATTCCAAAAAATAAGCATCATTTGAAAGAACAAGCAGAACTTCATTCTAATATTCGTAATGATGAAGATTATGATGATTGGGAATATGGTACTGAACCAGTTTATGGAAAACCTCAATAAATAAAAGTAACTTATTAAGTAGTTAAAGGTGCCTTTAGAGAATATATCAAGAGGATTTAAAGATATCAGCTTGTCTTTTCTAAGGCATCCTGTGACAAATGATATTGGCACCCTTAATAATGAAGATGCAATTAAGCGATCAGTAGTTAATTTGGTCAGAACAAGAGTTGGAGAAAGGTTCTTCAACTCTCTTTTAGGGTCTAATGTAGAAAATTACTTTTTTGAACTTGCAGATAGTGGTATTGTAGATCCATTACAAGAAGAGATTAAGACCGTTATTGCTAACTTTGAACCAAGAGTCACTGTTAGATCTGTTGATGTTGCAGTATATCCCGAAAATAATGAACTAGATGTCACTATAACTTATGATATTGTTGGACTTGCTGTTCCAACTCAGGCAATCAATTTCATATTACAACCCACTAGATACTAATGGCATTTACAGATTTCACTAATCTAGATTTTGATCAGATTAGAGCATCCATTAAAGATTACCTGAGGGCAAATTCAACCTTTACAGACTTTGACTTTGAAGGTTCTAACTTTTCTATACTGATTGATGTACTTGCTTATAACAGTTATCTGACTGCCTATAACACCAACATGGTGGCGAATGAGGCATTCTTAGACAGTGCTACCATTAGAGAGAATGTAGTATCACTGGCAAGGAATATTGGGTTTGTACCCCTATCTAGAAGGGCATCCAAGGCAAACATTTCATTCATCGTGACTGGTATTAACCCCCAAGTTAAAACTGCCACTCTGAAGGCAGGAGTGGTGTGTACAGGTAACTTAGATAATACCAGTTATATCTTTTCAATTCCAGAGGATGTTACTATTGGAGTTGCTAATCAAGAAGCAATTTTCTCCAATGTTGACATTTATGAAGGAACATATCTTACAAAAACTTTCACAGTAGATACTTCACAACCAAATCAAAAATATATTATTCCAAATCCTTATGTAGATACCTCTACAATTAGAGTAAATGTGAATGCTGGAGGAACTATTGAGCAATATAGTGCAGTAGATAGCATAGTAGGTATCAATTCTACATCACAAATCTTCTTACTTCAAGAAGTTTCTGATGAAAAATATGAAATTTTCTTTGGTGATGGTATTTTTGGCAAAAAATTAAGCAATACCAACCAAGTTAATGTCTCTTATATTGTTACTAATGGTCCAGCAGGTAATGGAGCATCTAATTTTACCTTCTCTGGAACAATAAAAGACAATAATGATGCAGTAATTGCTGCAAATATTGGCGTTATTGTCACAAATACTGCTTCTCAGAATGGAGATAACATTCAAAGCACTGAATCAGTAAGATATTATGCTCCAAGATTGTATTCTGCACAGAATAGAGCAGTAACTGCAAGTGATTATGAGGCACTTTTGCCATCAATTTACCCAAATATTGAATCAGTCACTGCATATGGTGGGGAGGAATTAACTCCACCTCAATATGGAAAGGTTTTTATTGCAGCAAAACCAAAAAATTCAGATTATTTGTCAGAAACTACCAAAGAATCTATATTAAACTCTTTGAAAAAGTATACAGTAGCAGGTATTCAACCAGTATTTGTAGATATTAATACTCTTTATGTTGAACTTGATTCTACTGTTTACTATAATTCCAATTATGTTGGATCAGTAAGCAACTTACAATCACAAATTACCAATTCATTAACATCATATTCACAGTCAACTGACTTAAATAAATTTGGTGGAAGATTCAAATATAGTAAAGCATTAAGAATAATAGATGCTACTAGCACATCTATTACATCAAACATTACTAAAGTCAAAATTAGAAGAAATTTGGGGGCACTTATTAATTCTCCCACTAATTATTATGTTTGTTTTGAAAATAAATTCCATATAAATCCAGATGGATATAATATCAAAACTACAGGATTTTATGTTAAAGGACAAAGTGATGTAGTTTATATTTCAGATAGTCCCAATACTGATATGAAAACTGGAAGATTATTCCTTTTCACTATAGATAGCAAAAATAATATTGTTATTAAATCTAATAATATTGGATTAATTAATTATAGCACTGGAACTTTGAATATAGATAATATAACTGTAACTTCTACATTAAAACCAAATAATATTATTGAAATTGAAGCAATTCCAGAATCAAATGATATTATTGCTAAAAAATCAATTTATCTAATATTAGATATTGGCAAGAGTATGATATCAGTTGAAAAAGACCTTATTTCATCTGGAGAGAATGCATCTGGAAGCAACTTTACACCAGAATCAAGTTATTTGTCAGGAACAAAAATAAGAAATTAAGATGAATCAAGAAAAGAAAGTAGTAAAAATTAGTGACATAGTTGAAAATCAAATTCCAGAGTTTATTCTTTCTGAGAATCCAAACTTTGTAGAGTTTTTTAAACAATATTATATTTCTCAAGAATTTCAAGGTTCTAATGTTGATTTAGCAGAAAATTTAATAGAATATAAAAATGTAGATAGTTTTGATAATACTAATTTAATTTCAGAAACTACTTTAACTTCATCTGTAGCATTTTTTGATGATGTTATTAATGTAAGTTCTACTGCAGGTTGGCCAAATCAGTATGGACTTTTGCAAATTGATGATGAAATCATTACCTATACTGGAATTACATCTACTTCATTTACTGGATGTATTCGTGGATTCAGTGGAATTTCATCTTTAACACAAGAAAACAATCCAGAATTTTTAGTATTTTCTCAGACAGAATCCGCAGAGCATACTTCACAATCTACTGTTCATAACTTAAGTAATCTTTTTCTTAAAGAATTTTTTAGAAAAATAAAATATCAATTTACTCCAGGATTTGAAGAATTGGAGTTTGATTCTAACATCAATCCTCAAAACTTTATTAGTAAAGCAAAAAGTTTTTATCAAACTAAAGGAACTGATGAAGCATTTAAAATATTATTTAAAGTTCTTTACAATAGTCAAGTTCAAATTTTAAAACCAAATGATTATACTTTTACTCCCTCTGATGATAAGTGGATAGTAACTGAAAGTTTTGTTTGTGAATTAATAGAAGGAAATCCTTTAAAACTTAAAGGTCAAACTTTATATCAACCAGATGGATCAAAAGGATCAATTTATGATGTAGAAAAATTTTCAATTAATGGAAAACAATTTTATAAAATTAAATTATTTTCAGGGTATTCTAATAATTTAAATCAAAAAGGAAGTATAGAAGGAACATTTGTAAATACACCAAATAGTTATATTGTAGAAACAATACCTCAAGGGTCTTCAACTATCACTGTAGATTCTACTGTTGGATTTGCTCAAACAGGGGGAACCTTAGAAATTGGAAATTTAACTATACAATATTCAGAAAAAACAAATAATCAATTTTTAGGAGTAATTGGAGTAGGATCTTCTATTGCAAGAAAAACTAAAGTATTTTCTGATCATTATGTGTATGGTTATGAATCTGAAACAAATAATATTTGCAAATTTAAAGTTTTAAATGTTTTATCAAAACTTGATTCTTCAAATTTATTATATGCTATAGATAATGACCCTATACAAATTGAAAGTTTTGGATCTTTAGAAGAATCTCAATTTTCAAATTCCTTAATTTATAATCTTCCTATCAATATTTCATCTGGAATTGGTGTTACTAACTTAACTACAGAAATTAGAAATAATCAAAAAGAAGGTTTTTCAATTTCTAATGGATCAGCACTTACAAAGTATAAACATAATTTACTTAATGGTGATGTAGTTGATTTGTATTTTGAAAATACAGATGGTTTAATTTCTAGCGATCTTCCAGTATCAGTTACTACACAATATGATTTTAGCATTCCAATTCAATCTATTGACAATCCAGAATTTCTTCTTGGCAAAAATATATTGTTTAGAAGAAAACTTAAGAAATCCTCATTCAAAGGATTGGAGTTAACTGCAAATATACAAGATTCATATGTAGATGATGATTTTAATTATATCACATCTAATGGTCTTCCAGATTATGAAATTGATCCAATAGATCCAAAATTAAATTTTGCTGTCAGTTCTACTTATATTTTAAATGCAGTAGATCCTACATATACTAATCTTGCCACACATTCATATGCTTGGGGAGATGCATTAACAGTAGTAAGTTTTGATGCTACTCCTGGGTATTCAGGAATTCAAACTGGCAATACTTATTATATAAAAACATTTAATCAATCTTCAATAGCATTATGCAGAACAAAAGATGACTTAATTAATGATAGATTTGTTTCATTTTCAGAAATTTCTAGTAATGGCACAATTTATAATTTGAATAGAATTGTATTAGATTCAAGTAATGCCTATGGATATAAATATGAATCTTCAAAATTATTTAAAAAATTTCCTAAGTCTCCAATTTCAACAAAAACAAAAGATACTACAGTATCAGGATCAGTAGGAATTTTTAAAAATGGCATTCCTATAATCAATTACAAATCTTTTGATAAAGTTTATTATGGTCCAATTGATTCTATTAATATAGTAGATTCTGGAATCGATTATAATTTATATAATCCACCTCAATTTAAAGTTACATATAATGGCGTAGAGCACCCAGAAATTAAAATTTTACCAAAATTAAAAGGAAAGATTATTAATTTAAAAGTTAATGATCCAGGATATGATTATGTAGAAACACCTATTGTCAAAATTATTGGTGGAAATAATGATTCTGTTTCTACAGAAGTTAAAATGAAAAATATAAACAGAGAAGTTTATTTTAATGCTTCAACAAAATCTTCAGAAGTAGACATTTATAATGATGTATTCTTATTTAATTCTCCACATAGATTTGTAACTGGAGAACCAGTAATTTATAATACATTAGGAACATCTCCTATTGGTATTGGTACTATATCTGCAGATGGATATTTATCAAATCAATCTGTATATTATGTTTATAATGTTGGAGCAGGCACATCCATGCGTCTTGCTTATACTAAAACAGATGCTATTAATGGATCTAATTTAATTAATTTAAGAACAAAAGGTGGAGGATATCAAAAATTTGTTTCTACTATTCCTAAAAAAGTAATAGATGAAGTTAATATAACCAAAAATGATAAAGAATTTGAATATAAAAAATTATCTTTTATTGATACTGATATAAATTTACAAGATAATGTAATTGCCATAAAGAATCATGAATTTAAAACTGGAGAAGCAGTAGTTTATACTTGTGAAGCTGTTCCTGGATATCCAGTGTATTCTATTGTGGGATTAGAAATTGGCAAAAAATATTATATTTCTAAATTAGATGACAATAAAGTTAGATTAACAAATACTCCAAATGGAACTGATTACTTAGATTTACAAGCAGCAAGTAATACTACAATTTACTTTTTAGAATATCCTAAAGTAGAAGTTCAAATTTTAGGAACTACAACTATTTCTGGGGTATCTACAATTGGATATGATGCTACCATTATACCCAATATAAGTGGAAGTGTAGTAGAATCAAAAATACAAAAAAATCCATTAAATGATGATGTTAATTTTGGTTATTCTAATGTTTTAAATTATCACAACCCTCCAATTATTACCCCCATAGAGGGCAGTGGTGCATCTTTTCAAGCACTTATAGTAGATGGAAGAATTAATGAAGTTATAGTAAAAAATCAAGGAAATGATTATTATAATTCTATTGAACTTGTTGTTAGTGGAGATGGATTTGGAGCAGTTCTAAATCCAACAATTGTAGATGGTAAAATTACAGAAGTAAAAATTGGTAATGGTGGTGTTGGGTATAATTCAAATAATACTACTATTCAAGTTAATGTTATTGGAAAAAATTTAAAATTAACATCTAATATAAAATCTTGGACAGTAGATGAAGTTAATAAATTAAACTTAACATCTACTAGCACTAGAGGAAAAATATTTGGTAAACAATATTCTTTAACTGGAAAAACATTTGGATTATTGTATTTGAATGATGATTTAAGAACATATTTAAACATTTCAAATACTCCAGATAAACATTCTCCAATAATTGGATGGGCATATGATGGATGTCCAATTTATGGACCATTTGCATATCAAAATACAAATGGTACTGGTGCAATTATTAGAATGAGAAGTGGATATACTTTACAATCACAAACACCAGGACCATTTTTATTTGTAGAAGAATATAGTTTTACTAATGCAGGAACATTAGATGAACATAATGGTAGATTTTGCATAACTCCAGAATTCCCAAATGGCGTTTATGCATATTTCTGTACTTTTAATGAATCTAATATTCCAGAATTTCCATATGTAGTTGGAAATACTTATAACTTTAAAGTAGAATCAAGTAATTTAGATTTAACTAATAATCAAAATAAAGATTTTAATTTATTAAACATAATTAAAAATACAAAACCATACAGATTCCAAAATACTGAAAATAATTATGAATATTTTGAGTATTATCCAAATAAAAATAAAAAAGATATTATTATTACAAATACTTCTAGTGGAGTTGTGAATGAAATAAAAGTTATAGATGGAGGGACAGATTATCAAATTGGGGATTTTGTAGAATTTAATAATGAAGGAACTTCAGGAAAAGGAGTGATTGCTAAAGTATCAGAACTGAAAGGAGTGGAAATAAGTTCTATTTCTGCACAAATAAACACTTTGAATCTTAATAATATTGTTTTTACTTATGATGGACAATCCTTAGTTGGTATTGCATCAACATATCATTCATTAAGAAATAATTCATATATTAATATATCAGGAGTTTCTTCATCTCTTTATAATAACATTAATGGATTAAAGAGTATTTTTGTTCCTTTTCCACAAACAAATCTTTTAGTAGCATTATCTAATGCATCTACCACAGGTATTTTAACATCAATTCAAATTAAAGATAGTGTTTCTTCCACTGCATATGAAATAGACTCATATTTAAAAATTAACGATGAAATTGTTAAAATTGTAGGAATAGATTACAAAAATAATTTAATTAATATTTTAAGAGATGCATCTGGAACATCTCACCTTTCTGATGCAATAGTTTCTTCTCTTCCAAATAAATTTTATACTTTATCCCAAAATCTATGTCCATCTTTTACTAATGTAAATGATGTATATTATTTTAATCCTTTAGAATCTGTTGTAATTGGAACAAATACTACAGTTGGAATTGGATCTACTTTAACAATAAATCCTTTAGGACAAGGAATACCTTATGTGAAATACGTGAGGACTGGAGGAATATATTTACCAAATAATAAATTTAAAAATGGAGATAAAATTACATACTCTCCTGGTATTTCTTCAATAACTACTAATTTAGGATACTTAAATAAAATTTCAAATCTTTATGTTGTTAAACTTGAAGATGATGTAGTTGGTTTAGTTACTAGTAAAAATAATATTGCAAATTACAATAATCCTATAGTATTTACTTCTAGTGGAACTGGTAATCTTCACAAATTTACTACAAATAAAAATGTTGTTACTGCAAATGTAAATTCAGTTTCTGCAACAGTTTCTACTGCTTCTACTCATGGATTATCAGTAAATGATACTATTAATCTAAATGTTAAATCTGGACTTAGCACTACATATGTGGTTTCTTATGATGGCACAACTAGCAGATTAATCATAGATTCTAGAGTTAATCCATTCATCAATTTGTATAGAAATGATACTGTAACTTTTGATTTGTCTTCTACAACTTTATCAGATACTGATTTCAATCTTTATACTGATGATAATTTACAAAACAAATATTTTGCAAATGAAGATAACTTTGTAGAAGTAAGTAAAACAAATTCGCAATTAGTTTTACAAATTACAGATAAAACACCCAGTATTTTATACTATGGATTAACATCCCCCACAAAAGTCATTTATACAAATGACTTAATATTCAATCACAATAAAATTGCAATTAATAATAGTTTATATAATGGAAATGCGTTTATATCTACTTGTACTACTAATTCTTTTGAAATATATTTAAAAACAAATCCAGAAAGATTAAATTATAATACTTTTTCTAATTTATCATACAATATCATAGATTCTTCTACAATAGGTCCAATATCAAAAATACAATTAGTTTCTAAAGGATTAGATTATAAAAAATTACCAGATATAACTTCAATAAAATCAAATAATGGAACTGGAGCAACTCTAATTCCACTAAGCAATTCTATTGGGAAAATATTAAACACCAAAGTAAATAATACTAGATTTATTTGTCCAACTGATAAAACATTAAAACCATTATCTAATGTATTTTCATCTGTAAGTATAAGTGATAATTTTACAGTTAAAGAATTAAATATAATTTTTGGGGGTAAAAATTATACTACTCCACCAAAATTAAAACTTTATAATCAAAAAAATGATACCATAATAAGTAATTTTTCAGCTTTACCAATATTAAAAAATAGTTCTATTGATTCTATACAAATTGCTAATCCTGGATATGGTTTAAATTCAAATGATAATCAAATAATTTCAGAAAATAATTCTAATGGTTTTAAAATTATATCTGCAACTGCTACTATAACATATCCTTATACTGTTACTTTAACTTTACAAACTCCCATATCTGGATTTAGTACAAGTAATCCTTTACCAATATCAATTGGGGATAAAATTTATGTAGAAGGAATTGAAAGTAATTTTGGACCTGGATTTAATTCCAAAAATCATAGTTATCAATTTTTTGATGTTACCTATGTAGATCCTTCATATGGATCTCAAGATGCAGCAACTATTAGATATCAATTAAATTCTTATCCTGGAGATTATGATGAAAATAATACTTATAGAGCTTTTGTAACACCTTCTTCTTATCTTCCACAAATAGAAGTAGTTTTAGATAAAAATACTTTTGTAAGTGGTGAATATGTTAATGATACTTATATCATAGACAATATTAATAATGATCCTATTAAAAATTTAATTAAATTAAAAGATTCTAAAAATATTCAAATAAATGATATTCTTAATGGATTCTATTCAAAATCTAAAGGAAAAGTAATTGAAATTAATTCTTATAATACAAAATTTAAAGTAGATTCTAGTGTTTCTGAAATTATTGGAGGTAAAGAAAATAGAGGATATTTATCATCTAATATTCAAAAATTATCAGATAATGATTATTATCAAAAATTCTCATATTCATTAAAAAGTAAAAAAGATTTTTCTAAATGGAATTCTCCTATTTCAGATTTATCTCATATTGCAGGATATAAAAAGTTTAGCGATTTATCTATAGATTCTAATATATCTGGATTTACAACATCAATTACATCAGTTGCATATAATAAATTAAATGTATTATTGTCTTCTTATGGTGATGTTAATGCAGTTCATGATTTTGATCTAGTAACAGAAGAAGATATTGATACTACTAATAAAATATATTCTCAATATTTAACTTTTAATAGTATAAAATTAGGAAATAGTTTTAAATCTACAGATAATAGGGTGTTATCTATTGATGATATTTCAAAACTCTTTACAACTGAAATTATAAATCCAAAATTATTAGTAGATAGTATTAATACATTATCATCTAATGTTCTTAAATACCAATTTTTCTTGTCAGAAACTTCATCATTTGTAGGACAATTTGCATATCCAGAAATGTTTGAAGTTTTTATTACTAAAAATGGGGATACTTATAATTTATCTTCATATTCATATTTTTATGATCCTTCATTATATCCAAATTCAATTTTTGGAGAATTTACTGTAGATGTAAATCCTAATGATAGTAATGTATTATTATTAAATTTTAATGTAAAAAATCCATTTTCTACAGTAGATATTAAAGCAATTAAAGAAGTTGTCAATGTTTCAGTAGGAGTTGCTACTACATCATTTGGGTATGTTAAAAATGTAGAATTAACTGAACAAATTTCTTCTTCTGGAATAACCACAATATATACAATTCCTTCTTCTGAATGTCAATCTGGAATTATTTTTGTAGGAATATCTTCTCAAGGAAATGCAGCAGAAAGATCTTTTGAATCTACCTTCGTTAGCAATAATGGCACAGTTTATATTAATACATATGCAGACAATTCAGCAAAAGATCTTGGATCACTTTCAATCACTGATGATGGTTCAAATGTAAATATAGAATATAATGGCATTCCTGGTATAGGAGTAACTGTATATTCTAATTTTAAATTATTAACAAATACTTATGCTGGATATAATTCAATTCAAAAATCAATTTCATTAATTTCCAGTTCACAAGCATTAAGTTCTGGAAGTGGATCTGTTGCAATTTCTACAGTTTCTGGTAATTATTCATATACAAAATATGTAATTGAAATTGAAAAAACTTCTGGCATTTCTACTCAAAGATCAATCTGTCAATTAAATTCAGTTCATTTTAAAGATTATTTAAATAATATAATTTATTCAGAAATAGGTGATCTTTCTATAGATCAATATAGTTTTGATACTGTATATGATATTATGTCTAATACTTACACTTTATATTTTACTCCAGCATCTTCTGCAAATTATAAACTTTTAATTTATGAAACCAGTTTATTATGTCCTAATTAAACAATAAATATTTAAAAAATGCCAATATCAGAAATAAATTCATTATACACTCCTTCAATTTATGGAAGAAAATCTTTTCCATTAAAACATAATACCTATCCAATTTTTTATAAAATTTTTAATGGGGAAAATCAAAATATAGTTGGAGTTTCTTCTGATAAAATTTTTATAGAGAATCATTTTTTTAAAACTGGAGAACCTTTAAAATATAACTTTGGAGTAGGTTCTCCTATTGGAATTTCTACAAACAGTTATGGTGCAAATGGAATTACTACATCATTTCCATCAATAATCTATCCAGTAGTAATAGATAAAGATAACATTAGAGTTGCCTTAGCATCAAGTTTAGCATTAAACAATCAGTATGTAGATATTACCAATTTAGGAATAGGGACCCAACATTCACTTGAAGCATTTAAACAAAATTCAAAATGTTTAATATCAATTAATAATCTAATTCAATCTCCTGTATCAATAGCTTCCACTACTTTAGTAACAAATTATACATCCACATCTATTACCGTAAATTCTTTACAAAATATTTCTTTAGGATCTCTTTTAAAAATAAATGATGAAATAGTAAAAGTATCTTCAATTGATTATGATAATAAAATATTAAATTTTTCTAGAGGAATTAATGTTTTAGGAACAGAATCTGTTGCATTTACAAATTCTTTAATAGGAAATTCTATACAAATTTTATCAGGCACATATAACATTATTAAAGATATAATTTATTTTGATGAGCCACCATTAGAAGGTAAAAAAGAAAGTTTTACAGTATTAACTTCTGATATTAATTTTAATACAGATAGCTTTAATATTACAACAGATTTACTAGATACAGGATATCAAGTTTTACTAACTTGGGCAAATCCTCCTGTAGAATTTAAATCTCAAGGATATTTTTATTTAATAAAAAATAGTCCAAATAACTATAGTTTTGCAAATACTTTATATAATGCATTAAATGGAATTAAAATACAATTTAGTAATGTTTCAAATAATGAATTTCCAGTTACAGAATTTAGAATTACTTTCTTTTATCCAAGTGAATCTGGATCTTTTAATGGAAGAGTGTTCTTGAAATCAAATTATGATGGAAATCAAGTATTTGATGATGTTTCTGAACAATTTACAGGAATTAATAGTTCATTTGAATTAAAATCTTCAGGAATAAGTACAATAGGTATTTCTACAGATAATGGAATAGTTTTAATTAATAATATTTTCCAATATCCAGAATTTGGAGAATCTTTTTACTATAGTGAAGTTGGTGTTGGAACTACTGGAAAAACATATTTAAATTTTGTTGGTTTTGGAACAGAAGGATTTACTGGAAAAAATTATGATGTAAATGTAAAAGGATATCCAAGAGGTGGAATTATATTATCTTATGGTTCTAGTTCTGGACACAATTACCAACCTTTAACTGCAGCTACAGGAATAGCAAATATTTCTGGTGGCAGTGTCTCTGGAGTAAATATTACCCATCAAGGATCTGGATATAGATCTGGAATATCAACTTATTATGTAAGAATTACTGGATCTGATTTAGGTATAATACCAGCTTTAGGGATAGCTAATATTGGATTTGGATCAGTAACTTCTGTAACTATGATTGATGGAGGATCTGGATTTGGTTCTACAACATATTATGCAATATTTGACGATCCAATTCCTTATGAAAATATTCCATTAAGTGGATCATCTGCTGGGATTGGTGCTTCAATTTCCTTTGATGTTTCTACAGAAGGAAATATTCAAAATCTAATATTTAAAAATTTTGGATATTCTTATAAAATTGGAGAAGTTTTATCTCCAATTGGAATAGTTACATCTACAAATTGGACACAATCTGATGCTTTAAGTATTCAAGTAAATGATGTTACTAAAGATTCTTTTTCTGCTTGGAATATTGGCATTTTACAAAAATTAAATGATCTTTCTCCTTATGTAAATGGGACTAGAAAAACATTTACTCTTATGGAAACTATTGATAATGTATCACAAAGATTAAATTTAGATGCAGATTCTCAATATGAAATAGAACTTCAACAAAATTTATTAGTTTTTGTTAATGATATTTTACAAATACCAGGATCATCTTATACATTTAAGAGAGGATCTAAAATAACTTTTTCAGAACCTATTCCATATGGAAGCAGTTTAAAAGTTTATTTTTATAAAGGTTACTATAATGATGTGGTAAATGCCTCTGCATTATCTAAAATTAAAGAAGGTGATAACTTACAATTAAATCAAAATATCTATGGACCACCTCCAATTCAACAAAATCCAAGAACTGTTTTAGAAATTTTAAATTCAGATACATTAAGAACTGATGTTTATTCTGATATTGGATTATCTGATAGTTCAAGTCAGTTAAGATCTGTTACTTGGACACCACAAAAAACAGATTTAATTTTAAATGGAATAATAGTTACAAAATCTAGATTTGAACAAAGATCTGGTATAACTTCTTTTTCAAAACTTGCAGATTATGTTGGCATTTTTACAGGAATTGGCACCAGTTTAATTGGTGTTGCAACTGAAGGAATATTGATAGGAGATTATGTTGAAGGGGATTATGTTGGAACTGGTGTTACCATAGTTTCTATAGGTTCAAGTTCAATTTCAATTGGATCTACTTTATATTCAAATTCTCCAATTGGAATTAATACATCATTACTTTCTTTCTATAGAAAATCATAATAAATAACATAAAATAGACACTAAAATGGCAATAGTAACAGATAAATTAAAAATATTGAATTGCACTAATTTTATTAACGATGTAACTAGTAATGATTACTACATTTTTATAGGATTGCCTAATGCCCAAAGTTTTTATCCAAATTGGGATAGTTCTAGACCAGATCCAACGGATAATTTTTTATATTTAAATTCATATAAAGATAATATTTTAGGTGTTAAAAAATTAACTTCATCTAATTTAGTTAGAGTAATTCCAAAAATTTCTTGGGCATATGGTAAAACATATGATATGTATAGACATGATTATGGAGTTTATAATCAAACACCAGTGACTAATTCAACTAGATTATATGATTCCTCATATTATGTTGTTAATAATGAATATAGAGTGTATATTTGTATTAATAATGGGGCATCTCCTATAAATCAAAATAAAGGTGTAATTTCTACACAACAACCTCTTCATACAGATTTAGAACCACAAAAAGAATCTGATGGATATACTTGGAAATATCTTTATACATTATCTCCAGCAGATGTTTTAAAATATGATTCAACAGATTATATTAGTGTCCCAAATAATTGGAAAACTTCATCAAATTCTGAAATTTCTAGAATTAGAGATAATGCAGTTTCTGGAAAAATTGAAACTATTTTAATTGAGGATAATAATTCTCTTTATAATGTAAATGGAACTATTACTAATATTCCAATTAAAGGTGATGGTGTTGGAGGAACTGCTAGTGTGACATTTGGAGAAGATCAAAAACCATTATATGTAGATGTCACAAATGGAGGAAGTGGATATACTTTTGCAACTTTAGATTTAGATTCTGTAATTCCTTCATCTTCTGCTAACAAAGCAATTTTTAATGTAATTATTCCTCCTCCAGGTGGTCATGGTAAAGACATTTATACAGAATTAGGCACTCATAGAGTTCTCATCTACAGTAGAATTGAAAATGATCCCACTAATCCAGATTTTATTGTTGGGAATCAATTTTCAAGAATAGGAATTATAAAAGGATTAACTCCTAATGGAGTAGATGATCAATCTGATAGTAAATTTACAGATGATAGTGGATCTGGTGTATATGCTATGAAGTTGTCAAATTCAGTAACTAGTTTTACAGAACCTTATGATTCAACAATCACACAAGGAAATAGCAACGCTATAGGAAATTTAGTTAGTTTTGATATTACTACTAAAATTCTTAAATATATACAACCAAGAACAAATTGTATAGATACATATCCAACTTCAAACAATATAGTTTTTGATTGGCATTATCCACATTCTGGAATTAATACAACTTCTCAATATAGATTATATCCTTTTGATGGAACTATTATTACCATCAATGGAAATACTTATTCAATAGATACTACTTTTGGACAATCTTCTCCAACAAATACTATAGATGTAAGTGGAACAACTTACTATTTGGGACAATATTTTTCAAATGGTCTTTCAAATCCAGATATAAATATAAAGAGTGGTGAAATTATCTATGTTGACAATAGAGAGTCTGTAACTAGATCATCACAACAAAGAGAAGATATTAAAATTATTTTAGAATTCTAAAAAAATGCCACAAAGCACTAACTTAAATAAAAATCCTTATTATGATGATTTTAATGACTCAAAGAACTTTTATAAAGTTCTTTTTAAACCTGGAGTAACTGTTCAGGCAAGGGAATTAACGACTCTTCAATCAATTCTTCAAAATCAAATTGAAAAATTAGGAAGTGCTTTTTTTAAAAAAAATACTGTAGTTGTTCCTGGTGGTTTTGCATATGATTCATCTATTGATGCAGTAGAAGTTGAAAGTACTTATAAAGGAAGTAATGTAGAAGATTATTTTGAATCTTTTGTAGGATTAATATTAAAAGGAAATACTTCCAATATAAGTGCAAAAGTTGAAAGTGTACTTTCTAAAAATGATTCTGTTAGAGGAAGCACTACTTTTTATGTAAAATATCAAAATTCATCTTCTACTGATTTTAATACTTCTAAATTTCAAGATGGTGAAGAATTATCTTTAACATCAGATGTAAATATTTCAGGAACTCCATTTTTAAATGGAACTTCTGTTGCAAAACTACTTTCACCTATAGATAGAAAAGCAACTTCAGTTGCTTCTGCTGCAAAAATTGAAGATGGAATCTATTTTGTTAGAGGATATTTTGTAAATATTGCAAAAGATAGTATTCTTTTAAATCAATATAACAATACTCCTTCATGTAGGGTAGGTTTATTAATTGAAGAAAATATTATAGATTCTACAGAAGATTCTTCTTTAAATGATAATGCACAAGGATTTTCAAACTATGCTGCACCTGGAGCAGATAGATTTAAAATTTCTTTAACTTTAATTTCAAAAGAATTAACTGATTTTAATGATGATAATTTTATAGAACTTTTTAGAGTTGAAAATGGAACTTTAATTCCAATTGCTAACCAAACTGATAGTTCTTATATTACTGATATTTTAGCAAGAAGGACTTTTGATGAGTCTGGAAATTATTATGTAAGTCCTTTTAATGTTGAATTATTAGAATCATTAAATAACTATCTTGGAAATAAAGGTCTTTATTATCCAGGTCAATCTGGTATTGGAACATCATCTCCATCAGAAGATGTTGGTGTTCTTAAAGTATCACCAGGAAAAGCATATGTTAAAGGATATGAAGTTCCTACAAATACATCACTTTTAAGTTTCCCCAAACCAAGAACTACTAAGCATGTAGAAAGTTCATCTTCGAGTTTTTATGCTGGGAAATTATTAAGAGTTAATAATGCAAAGAGTGTTTTAAATATTGGGTTAACTACTGATGTAACTATTCCTTTATATAATCAAAGATTATCCAATGGTTCCACTAATGGAACTCAAATTGGAGTAGCAAGAGCATATGATTTTTCATCATATTTAACATCAAATCAAAATCCATCAAGTCAATATGATTTAAGGTTATTTGATATTCAAATGTATGGGTCTATATTGACAGATTCCGTGCTTGATCCAGTTGTTGTTGGAGATTATATCAAAGGGTCAAATAGTGGGGCAACTGCTTATATAACAAGCACTTTACCAAGTACTATTAATGTTTATCAAGTTTCTGGTAATTTTATTCCCAATGAAACTTTAATAGTAAATGGAGTTAATTCTACTGTTTCAATTGGAACTTTTATCAATTATAACACATCTGATATTAAATCCATTTCAGTTAATAATATATTTACTGCAGATGCTTTATTGAATGTAGAAACAACTTTGACTGGACCATTTACTCTAACTTCAGATGGTTCATCTGCAAGCATTAGGTCTAATAATGGTTCTCCATTTGCATCAAATTTAAAAGTAAATGATGTAATTAAATATACTCAAGTTGGGTTCAGCTCATATGTTTTTGCTGGAATCACATCAGTATATACTTTACAAGATCAAATTAATATTTCTGGTGTTTCTACAGTATCAAATGTATGTACAGGAGATCTTGGAACTAGTACTACATTACAATCTATTTCTGTTATTAGACCTCAAATAATTGAAAATAATTCATCATTCTATTCAGAATTAAATGATAAAAATATTGCTAATATTAATTTCTTAAATTCTAATGTTTATGTAAAAGTATTTAATAGTGTAACTAAATCTTCTACTACTTTAAATCTTCCAGATTTATCAGGAACAGATTATGTTTATGCAACTTATGATGCTAGTAGGTATGTAGTTGCAAATGCAGATGGTTCTTTAGAAAACTTAGATAATGCAACTTTTATTATTACTAATGGAGGAAAAACTGCAACATTTACCAACTTAAGTTCTGTTGCAGGTCCATGTAAAGTCATTTCAACTCAAATTAAATCTAATGTAACTCAAAAATCCAAAAAGTTACAAAGGTCTAGTTTTATAACTGTTAGCAATACCAAATACAATCCATCTACAAATGTTGGATTAGCGTATACCAGCATTTATGGAACAAGGGTTGAAGATGATCAAATTAGTTTAAATGTTGGAGATATTGTTGAAGTTCATGGTGTATTTGAATCTTCCACTTCATCAAATCCAACCTTACCTAATTTATCTTTTAATGGTTTGAATAGTCCTAATTCTAAAACTAGTGACTTAGTTGTTGGTGAGTTGGTAGTAGGATCTACTTCTGGTGCTGTTGCTGTTTATGCAAAATCTAAAGCATCTACTCAAATATACTTTATTTACAAAAATAATAATGCATTTATTTTAGGAGAAAGTATCTCATTTAAAGAAAGTGGATATACTGCAAATGTAGCATCTATAACTGCAGGAGATCAAAATATCTTAGATAGATTTACTTTAGATAATGGTCAAAGAAAACATTATTATGACTTTGGTAGAATAGTAAGATCAAATTCTTCTAAAGAACCTTTTGGAAGATTAACAATTGTATTTGATTATTTTGATTTTAATTCTACAGATTATGGAGATATTATTGCAACCAATAGTTATCCATTAAATTTATATGGAACTAAAATACCATCTTATGCTGGTATTAGAAATACAGATATTATTGATATAAGACCAAAAGTCACTGCTTATGATCCTAATGCATCATCATCAAGTCCATTCGATTTTATATCAAGATATTTTTATACTGGACAAAATAATCCAACTCAAATTATAGCATCTAATGAAAACTTTATTTTTGATTATGATTTTTACTTACCAAGAACTGACAAATTAACTCTTTCCAAAGATGGAGTCTTTAATTTAGTTTTGGGAGATCCTAGTCAAACACCAATTCCTCCATCTTTATCATCTGAAGTTTTAGATGTTGCTACTATAGTTTCTGGTCCATATGTATATGATGTAACAAATGATGTTAAGATCATTTTAACTGACAATAAACGATATACTATGTCAGATTTAAGGACCATTGAAAATAGAGTTTCTAATTTAGAATATTATACAACATTGTCATTATTAGAAACAAATACTCAAAATCTTTTAATTGAAGATGAAAATGGGTTTAATAGATTTAAAACTGGTTTTTTTGTAAATGATTTTTCTGGGTACTTATTATCTAATTTAGAAAATGTTTCATATGGAGCATTAATTAGTAATAATGAATTAAGCGCAACTAAGCATGAAGATAGAATAGATTTATCTTTATTCTATACTAATAATACTACTCCAATTTCAGAAATAAACATAAACGATACAACTTCCACAAATATAAAAAGAACAGGAAGCACTTTATCACTAAACTATAGCGAAACAACTCAATTTTCTCAACCCTTTGCAAGTAAAGTAACTAATATTAATCCATTTAATATTATTACTTGGCAAGGATTTATAGAATTAAATCCATCTAGAGATGTTTGGACTACTTCAGTTAGTGAAACAGTTGGTATATGGGGACATCATCCAACTGTAGTTACAACAGAAAATAGAAATGTTCCTTACATTAGAACTAGAAATATAGATTTCACTGCAATTAGACTAAAACCAAATACCAGATTTAAACTTTTGTTTGATGGTAGAACTTTATCAAAAACAGAAACTTCTACACAATCATCAGCATTTCCTAAGTTATTAGAAATTTCAAATGTTACAGGAACATTTCAAGTTGGAGAAGTTGCAGATGTTAAAGATTCCAGTGGCACAGTAATTTGTTCATTTAAAATTTGCCAACCAAATCATAAATCTGGTCCTATTGATGCACCAACTTTAATATTTACATACAATCCATACAATCCCTCAGTTGGAATTTCATCTCAATATGGAAATCAATCAACTCTTTTAAATATTGATGTTCTTTCTCTTTCTAGAAATGATATAAGTGGATATTGGGGAAATATTCAACAAGGAAATAGTGTAACAGGAAGAACAAGTCAAGCTGTTGCAACTGTTTCTGATGTAAGATTAATTACTAATGAAGAAGGAGTATTAATTGGAAGTGTTTGGATTAGGGAAGAAGATCAATTTAGAACTGGAAATACTAATTTAGATTTAAATGTTTATTCTCCAACATCAAAAGTTTCTGGAGAAGTTGCAGATAGTTCTGCTTCTGCTGTTTTTACTTCTAGTGGATCTGAAGTAGCAACAACTACATTTGTGTATGGAGATCCTCTTGCACAAACATTTAATGTATCAGAAACTAATGGAATTATTCCTACTTCAGTAGATGTTTATTTTTATAGTAAAGATTCTACTCTTCCAGTTACTTTGGAAATTAGAGAAGTATCTTTTGGAACTCCTGGAGGACCAGATAAACTTATTCCAAAATTAAGAAAAACATTATCAGCATCTCAAGTAAATATAAGTAATGATGCTAGTGTAGCAACTACATTTACTTTTGACAATCTTGTTAGATTAAATGGAAATGCTGAATATGCATTAGTATTAACTACAGATTCAAATGCATATCAAGTATGGATTTCTAGTATTGGAGATGAAGATATTTCTACAATAAATTCTTCCACAATAAACAAAATTTTCATTACTAGACAACCTTCTTTAGGAACTTTATTTAAATCTCAAAATGGTACTACTTGGGTTCCAAGTCCAATAGAAGATCTTAAATTTACTTTAAAGAAAGCAAACTTTGCTCCAACATCAGGAACTGTAAAATTCTATAATTCTACTACAGAAACAAGATCTATAGAAAATAGATTGCCAAATGATCCTATAACTGCAATTTCTTCAACCAGTTCAGACTTAAGTGATGGAAGACATATTTTAGTTTTCCATCCAAATCATGGAATGTATTCACCTAATAATAAGGTTGAAATAATTGGTGTAATGACTGATAGTTTACCATCAACATTAACAGTATCTTATGCAAGCACTGCATCTGGTCCTATTAGTGTGGCAAGCACTTCAATCTTTACAACATTTGAAGGATCTAATGTAAGTCCATCCAATCCAGGATATATTCAAATTGGAAATGAAATTATTAAATTTGAAGGATTTAATGTCAATCAACTTATAAACATTACTAGAGGAATGTATGGTACACAACCAGAATATCATACAACTGGAGATTTTGTTTATAAGTATGAATACAATAATGTTTCTTTGGCAAGAATTAATACCCAACACACGATTGCATCTAATCCAATTTCAACATTAGATACTTATTATATTCAAGTTTCTGCAGGATCTTCTTTTACTTCTACAAAAACTGGTGGAGGATCTAATGTATATGCTTCCAAAAATAAAGTATTTGGTGAGATAAAATTAAATGATGGATTAGTTACTCAATTTAATAATACTAATGTTTCATCTTCAATTAGATCTATAACAGCAACTAGTGTTAATGATTCTAATGGAGGAAGAGGTTCTGAAGTTTCTTTCTCAGATTTAGGATATAAATCTATTGGTATTACAAGTGCCACTAAATTTAATGAACCAAGAATGGTGGCTTCATCTATAAATGAATCTCAATATCTCAATTCAACTCAATTTATTGGCAATAAATCATTCACTTTAGAATTAAATCTTGAGACAACAGATTCCAATGTTTCTCCACTTATAGATTTAACACAAAATTTTGTTACAACAAAAATTTATAATATTAGTCAACCAGTTGGAATATCCTCATACCCAACAGATAATAGAGTAAATTCTGATATTGAAGATCCTAATAATTTTGTTTATATTTCAAATAAAGTTGATCTTAATCAATCATCTACTTCATTAAAAGTGCTTTTATCTGCATATAGAAATTCATCTTCAGATATTAGAGTTCTTTATAAAATTTTTACAAATAGTGTTCCAGATTCTCAACAAATTTGGCAATTATTCCCTGGATATGATAATTTAGATGTTAATAGACATGTTGTGAATTCTGCAAATAATAATGGGAAACCAGATTCTAATGTAAGAAGTAGTTTAAATGATGAGTATCTTGATTATACATTTACTATTAATAATCTTTCACCATTTACTGGGTTTGCAATTAAAATTATTGGAACTAGCACAAATCAAGCAAATTCACCATTAATTAAAGATTTTAGAGCAATTGCCCTACAATGATAAATAATAAATATGCGAAAGTTGAAGGGCATCCAAATTTATTAAGAGATTTAAACAGTAATGCTATAATTAATACAGACACATTATCATTTAATCAATATAATTTAAACAAACAAAAAAGAACATTAGAAAAACAAAGAATTGATAAAATGGAATCAGATCTTACTGAGTTAAAATCTTCTATAGAAGAAATTAAATCTTTATTAAAGGAAATATCTAATGGATCATGAAGAGTTAAAACTTGAAAGTATTTCCAAATTATTTGAGTTTGAAAAAATTTCAAGAGAACTTGATACTTGTACTAACATAGATTTAATGAGAAATTTATGTAAGTGTTATGTAAAACTCTATATGAAACAACAAGAAACAGTATCCTCTTTAATGTTAGATGATCTAAATAGTTAAAAAGTATTGGAATAATGTCAAAACCTGCATCAAGACAAGAACTAAAAGATTATGCTTTAAGGCAACTTGGTGCTCCAGTTTTAGAAATCAACGTTGCAGATGAGCAACTTGATGATAGATTAGATGACGCTTTGCAATATTTTAATGAAAGGCATTTTGATGGTGTTGAAAAAATGTTTCTTAAGTATAAACTTACAGAAGCAGATATTCAGAGAGGAAGATCTAGAGGTGGAAATTATAATGTTGGCATAATAACTACTACAGCAACTTCTCCAGCAGGATCATTTAATTGGGAAGAAAACTCAAACTACATTCAAGTTCCAGATACAGTTATTGGCGTTGAAAGAGTATATAAACTTGACAACAGAACTATTACATCCAACTTATTTAATGTTAACTATCAATTATTCTTAAATGATATTTACTGGTTTAGTTCAACTGAACTTTTAAATTACTATGTAACCAAAAGATATCTTGAAGATATTGATTGGATTGTTAATCCACAAAGACAAATTAGATTTAATAAAAGACAAAATAGATTATATTTAGATATGAGTTGGGATGCTGTAACTATTGGAAACTACCTTGTTATGGAATGTTATAGAATACTTGACCCAAATGACTATACTAAAGTTTATAATGATTCTTTCCTAAAAATGTATTTTACTGCTTTGGTTAAAAAGCAGTGGGGACAAAACTTAATTAAGTTCCAAGGAGTTAAACTTCCAGGTGGTATTGAATTGAATGGAAGACAAATCTATGATGATGCTGTAAGGGAATTAGAAGCAATTAGATTGAGAATGTTGAGTGAGTATGAAACTGCTCCATTTGATATGATAGGATAATATGTTAAATCCATTTTTTATACAAGGAACAACAGGTGAACAAAGTCTTGTTCAAGATTTAATTAATGAACAATTAAAAATGTATGGCATAGAAATTTACTATATGCCTAGGCAGATTGTTTCTGAAGGAAAAATAATCAAAGAAGTTTTATATTCTAAATTTAAAAAGGCATTTCCAATAGAAGCCTATTTGGTTAACTATGAAGGATTTGATCCAAATAGCGTTTTAATGACCAAGTTTGGGGTAAAAGTTACTGATGAAATGACCTTAATAATTTCAAAAGAAAGATTTGAATTGTATATTGCAGAATTGATGAGAAGTATTGAAGGTGTAAAAAATACTTTAAGACCCAATGAAGGTGATTTATTATACATTCCATTAAGTGATAGTTTGATGGAAATTAAATATGTAGAAAATAGGAAACCATTTTACCAACTTCAAAAAAATTATGTTTATGAATTAAGATGTGAAGTATTTGAATTGGAAGATGAAGAGATTAATACTACAATTGATGAAGTTGATAGGTCAGTAGAAGATCTTGGATATGATGCAACATTAACTCTTTCTGGATTAGGAATGACTGCAACAGCATATACAACTATTGTTACTGGAGGAATCCAAAAAGTAGATATTATCAATGGTGGATATAGATATTCTTCTGCACCATCTATGGTAGTATCTTCTCCATTGAGTGGAGTTAAAGGAACTTTAGTTGGATTTACTACAAGTAAAAAAGGATTATTATCTTCTCAAAGTTTACATGAAGTTTATATTGAAAATCCAGGATCTGGATACAATCCAAGCAAACCTCCAATAGTAACTTTTTATGGTGGTGGTGGATATAATGCAGAAGTTAAAGTTGGCATAGCAACTTCTGGAAGTATTAGTCAAATTAACTTATCTTATATTGGAGAAGGATATACAACAGAACCTACAGTAACTATATCTGGACCAGTTGGAGGAGGAGTAACTGCAATAGCAAAAGCATTTATAAATTCAAGTGGAGGAATTTCTACTATTAGAATTTTAAATGCTGGTTATGGATATACTGCAGCACCAACTATAACAATTAGTGCAGGATCTAGTGTTTCATCAGGCAACTTTATATTTAATGAAGTGGTTACAGGATCTATCTCTGGGGCATCTGGTTTAGTTAAAATTTGGAATTCAGAAACTAAACAATTAAAAGTTACTGGATTTGGAACAGACTTTATTGTTGGAGATGTAATTGTAGGTGCTGCTTCAAGTGCTACTTACATTGTGTCTAAATATAATACATTCGAAACAACTTCAGCATTTGATGAAGATGAGGAAATACAACAAGAATCTAATGATATTTTAGTATTTACCGAAGTCAACCCATTTGGTGAAGTTTAAAAATAAACTTTACAAAGAATTAAAATGTTTGGAAGATACTTTTACCATAAAGCAATAAGCAAAACAGTAACTGCTTTTGGGACTTTATTTAATGACATTCAAGTTAGACATTATGATGAAACTAATAATCCAGTATCAGTACTAAAAGTTCCTCTTTCTTATGGACCTGTTCAAAAATTCTTAGCAAGGATTGAACAACAACCAGCGGGTGATAGAAAGATTGCATTAACTCTTCCAAGAATGTCATTTGAAATGACTTCAATAGATTATGATGCACAAAGAAAATCATCAGTCATTCAAACATTTAAAGCACCAAAAGCATCTGATGGTAAGGTAATAAACAACATCTATTCACCAGTTCCATACAATATTGGATTTGAACTTAATATTTTAGGCAAAATTCAAGATGATGTACTTCAGATTGTAGAACAAATTCTTCCTTCTTTTCAACCAGCATTTAATGTAAGTGTTAGATTAATTCCAGAAATTAATGAAATAAGAGATATTCCTATTATTTTAAATAGAGTTGGGTTCAGAGATGATTATGAAGGTGATTATACTACAAGAAGAGTTATTGTATACACTTTAAGCTTTACTGTAAAAACATATCTATTTAATGAAATTCCAGAAGATAGTCAAGGACTTATTAAGAAAGTTCAAGTTGATTATGCAACTGATGCTTTATTAAATGCAAAACGTGAAGTTAGATATACTGCAACACCAAAAGCACTTCAAGACTATAATAATGATGATGTTATTGATGCTGCTGATGACCCATTAATTCCTTATGGAGATGACTTTGGATTTAATGAAGAAATTATAGATTTCCAAGATTTTAAAGAATTTAGTCCCACACAGGGAACTGATATTTGATATTTGATATATAGTGTATGGGAAACAAATTCTCCAAGATAGAAGAATCTCTTAATATAGAGACATCAATTGTCCCTATAGTAGATTCTGTCGAAATTGCTTCAATAGATTCTTCAAATGATCCTCAAAAAGATTATGAATATAGTAGAGGTCAACTTTATAAATTAATCTCAAAAGGTCAAGAAGCAGTTGATGGCATATTAGAAATAGCACAAGAATCAGGACATCCAAGAGCATTTGAAGTTGCTGGTCAATTAATTAAATCTGTTGCAGATACTACAGATAAGTTAATTGACCTTCAGAAAAAAATGAGGGATTTAGATGCTCCACAAAAAGGTCCAACAACAGTTAATAATTCACTGTTTGTAGGTTCAACAGCAGAACTATCTAAACTTATAAAACAAGGTCTTCTAAATAATGTAGAAGAAACTGAAGTTAAATGAACGCAGTAGATACTTGGATTAAAGATATGAAAGAATCTGTAGAAAATTCTAGAATGGGATTGGAAGGAAAAAGATATTGCAATCTCTGTAAGAAATCCGAAACCCAACAAGAATGCAAGTTTGGACCAGAAATGTGGAAAAGGTTTTCTATTGCCACTGTTCATCCTGCAAATATGCCAGAAGAAAAAGATCATGAGCATTCTATGGCTAGATCTGAATTAAGCACTGCTATGAGTGCTATTAAAAGATTGCAAAAAAGAATGAAAGGAGAAGGTAATATTGAAGCTTGGGTCCAATCAAAAATTACCAAAGCATCAGATTACTTAGATACTGCTGCAGATTATCTTGATAGTGGAGAAAGTAAAGTTGATGAAGAAGCAAAACATGGTCTTTATTATAATGTAAATAAAAGAAAAGAAAAAGGTCTTCCTCCTAAGAAACCTGGACAAGAAGGATATCCAACTGCAAAAGCATGGAAAGAATCTGAAAAAACTGCCAAAAAAGAAGAATATACTTTTAATGAAGATTTGAAACAAGCACGTAAAAATGTTGGTGCATCTAAGTGCTGGCCCGGTAAAGTTGCTAAAGGAACCAAAATGAAAGGTGGAAAAGAAGTTCCAAACTGTGTTCCTGCAGAAGATACTTGCATTACATTCTCACAGTTTATGCAACTTGCAGAAGCATCTCCAGCATGGCAAAGAAAGGAAGGTAAGAATCCAGAAGGTGGATTAAACAAAAAAGGAATTGCCTCTTATAGAAAAGAACATCCAGGTTCAAAACTTTCTCTTGCAGTAACTAAAAAACCATCAGAATTAAAAGCAGGATCTAAATCTGCAAATAGAAGAAAGTCATTCTGTGCTCGTATGAGTGGGATGAAAGCAAAATTAACTAGTGCAAAAACTGCACATGATCCAGATTCAAGAATCAATAAATCTTTAAGAAAGTGGAATTGTTAATCTAATAGGAATTTTTTGTTATGGCAGATAATATTTACTTAGGCAATCCCCTTTTAAAAAAGGCAAATACTCCTATACAATTTTCACAAGACCAAATTGTTGAATTTGTAAAATGTAAGAATGATCCAGTATATTTTGCAAAATCATATGTCCAGATTGTAACACTGGATCATGGTCTTCAACCATTTAGACCATATGATTTCCAAGAAAAGTTAATTAGAAATTTCCATAATAATAGATTTAACATTTGTAAGATGCCTCGTCAGACAGGTAAATCTACAACTGTTGTATCTTATTTACTTCATTATGCTATTTTTAATGATAATGTAAATATTGCTATTCTTGCTAACAAAGCATCTACTGCAAGAGATTTGTTATCAAGATTGCAAACTGCATATGAAAACCTCCCTAAATGGCTCCAACAAGGCATTCTAGCCTGGAACAAAGGTTCTATGGAACTGGAGAATGGTTCCAAGATCCTTGCTGCTTCTACATCAGCATCTGCAGTTAGGGGTGGTTCTTATAACATCATCTTCCTTGATGAATTTGCATTCGTTCAAAATCACCTTGCTGACGACTTCTTTGCATCTGTATATCCTACAATTTCTTCTGGACAATCTACAAAGGTTATTATAGTTTCTACTCCACATGGTATGAATCATTTCTACCGTTTGTGGCATGATGCAGAAAGAGGTAAGAATGAATATATTCCCACTGATGTTCACTGGTCAGAAGTTCCAGGAAGAGATGCAAAGTGGAAAGAACAAACTATTGCAAACACTTCAGAACAACAATTTAAAATTGAATTTGAGTGTGAATTTTTAGGTTCTGTTGATACTCTGATTGCACCAAGCAAACTTAAAAGTTTAGTATATGATACTCCAATCAAACAAAATAAGGGATTGGATGTTTATCAAAATTCAGATCCAGATAAAGATTATTTGATTACTGTTGATGTGGCAAGAGGAGTTGGTAGTGACTACTCCGCGTTTGTTGTATTCGATATCACGTCTTTTCCACATCAAATTGCAGCAAAATATAGGAATAATGAAATCAAACCTATGCTATTTCCAAATATCATTTATGATGTAGCAAAGAATTATAATAATGCATTTATACTTTGTGAAGTTAATGATGTTGGAGACCAAGTAGCAGCAATCATTCAGTATGATTTAGAGTATCAAAATCTTCTTATGTGTTCTATGCGTGGTAGAGCAGGTCAGATTGTAGGACAAGGATTTTCAGGAAAGAAAACTCAACTTGGTCTTAAAATGTCCAAAACAGTTAAGAAAGTTGGTTGCTTAAATCTTAAAACTATGATTGAAGAAGATAAACTTATTTTCAATGATTATGAGATTATTAGTGAACTCACTACATTCATTCAGAAACACAACTCCTTTGAGGCAGAAGAGGGTTGTAATGATGATTTGGCAATGTGCCTTGTAATCTATGCTTGGTTAGTAGCACAAGACTATTTTAAAGAACTTACAGAACAGGATGTTAGGAAAAGATTGTATGAAGAACAAAAAAATCAAATAGAACAAGACATGGCTCCATTTGGATTTGTTCTTACTGGAATAGAAGATGAACCAATAGTTGATACTGATGGTGATGTTTGGAATTTAGATGAATATGGGGATAGGTCTTATATGTGGGAATACAGGTAAAAGGAGAAATTTATAAATACTTTTAGAGCAAAAATGAAGCATTTAGAGGAGTCAAAATGGCGCTTAGCTTAGCATCTCCAGGTATTAAAGTAAGAGAAGTAGATTTAACAAGAGGTGGAATTAGTAATACCACATCTTTATCAGCTGGAATTGCTGCACCTTTTGCAAAAGGTCCAGTAAATCAAATCATTACTATTACAAGTGAAAATGATTTAGTATCAATTTTTGGCAAACCTTCAGTTAATGATTACCATTATGAATCATGGTATTCAGCATCTAATTTCCTTTCATATGGCGGAAGTTTAAAAGTTGTTAGATGTGGAGGAGACAATTTAAGAAATTCAAATGCTGGTGTTGGTGTTTCATCAACTTCAGTAGCAATTGATAATTATGATGATTATAATCAAAACTATTATTCAAACTCAAGTTACTACTGGATTGCTAAAAATTCAGGATATTGGGCAGAAGGTCTCAAAGTTTGTGTAATTGATAACTTTGCAGATCAAACTCTGACTGGAGTTAGTACCACTGGAGCTGCTGTTGGTTATGGAGTATCTCAAGCATTGTCTGGTGTTATTCCTGGTGTAGGAACAACCTCAACAGCATCTGGTTATTTAAGAGGAATTATCACTGGAATTGGTGCATCAACTCTTTATGTAAAAACAACTTCTAATGAATATACAGAGAATGGTGTTTATGCATTTAAAGCATCAACTGCTATAACTGTTCATACATCATCTGGTCTTACAACTGCAACAGTAACACCAACTTCAGTTTCTGATTGGTACAATACTCAAAATGTATTGGATACAGCAAAAGGAGATAATACTACAGTTTCTTGGAGAAGTATTGCTACTAAACCAAAAACAAATGGTTATGTAACAGAAAGAGGTGGTGGAAATGATGCTTTCCACGTTGTAGTTGTAGATAGTAAAAAAGTTGGAAATGTTTCTGGAACACCCCAAACAATTTTAGAAAAATTCCTTAATCTTTCTAAAGCAACTGATACTAAAATTTCACCATCACAGAATGTATATTATAAAGATTATCTTGCATTAAATTCAAATTACATTTATTCAGGCAAATCAGTAGGCGATACTTCTGATGCATATTGGGGTACTGCTCCAGTATCAGTTAAGTTTAGTTCTGGGTTTACTGCACAAGATATTACTACAGGTGTTTGGGGAGTTGCTACTGAAGGAGTAACTTTTAACTCAATAGGAAATGTTTCTTATAGTTTAACTGGAGGTCAAGATTATAGTGGAACTAATAACATTGGTGGGTTCCAAGTAAATCTGACTGATATTTCAAATGCATATGATTTATTTTCAAATGCTACTAGTGTAGAACTTAATTTCTTACTTCAAGGAGGTGCTTCTTTAGGTGCTTCAGATGAACAAGCAAAAGCAAATAAATTGATTAGTATTGCAGAATCAAGAAAAGATTGTATTGCTTTTATTTCACCAAATAGAACTGCAATTGTTAATGTAACTCCTGCTGCAACACAACTTGCAAATGTTCTTTCATTCTTCTCCCCACTAACTTCTTCATCTTATGCAGTATTTGATAGTGGTTATCAATATGTTTATGATAGATTTAATCAACAGTTTGTGTACATTCCTTGCTCTGGAGATGTTGCTGGACTTTGTGCAAGAACTGATATTGATCAATTTCCTTGGTACTCACCTGCAGGTAAATCAAGAGGAACACTGAAGTTTCCAATTAAACTTGCATACAATCCAGGACAGGATGATAGGGATAAACTTTATTCACAAAGAATTAATCCTATTATTTCATCTCCTGGTGCAGGTATTATTCTTTTTGGAGATAAAACTGCTCTCTCTTATCAATCTGCTTTTGATAGAATTAATGTTAGAAGACTTTTCATTACACTTGAGCAAGCAGTTAAAGGTGCAGCAGATGCTCAACTCTTTGAATTTAATGATGCTACTACAAGAGCAAACTTTATCAATATTGTTGAACCATACTTAAGAGATGTTCAAATTAAGAGAGGAATTACTGACTTCCTCTTAGTTTGTGATGAAACAAACAACACCCCTGATGTAATTGATAGAAATGAGTTTATTGCTGATATCTATGTGAAACCAGCAAGATCAATCAACTTTATTGGTCTCACCTTTGTTGCTACCAGGACTGGGGTTTCATTTGAAACAATTGTAGGAACAGTTTAATTTAATCAGGAGAAACTAAAATGGCTATTAATTTTCAAGACAGAACTATTGATGCCTTTAAGACTAAACTTAAAGGCGGTGGTGCTCGTAGTAACTTATTTGAAGTAAGTTTTGGATCAGAGCAAGGTGGACTTCCAGGCACAACTGCAACATCCACAGGAGCAACAAACTCAGTATTTTCTCAATTAGGTGTTACTTTTGATCAGGGAGACTTGATGCTTATTAAAGCAGCAGGTATGCCTGCTTCTACTCTTACTGAAATCCCAGTTCCTTTTAGAGGTAGAACTCTTAAAATTGCTGGAGATAGAACCTTTGATATTTGGACAATCACAGTTATTAATGACACAGACTTCAAATGGAGAAGTTTCTTTGAAAGATGGGTTAATTATATTGTTAAAACTTCTGATGGATCTGGTACTATCAACCCATCAGAATATATGGCAGATATGAATGTTGCTCAACTTTCAAGAGGTCCTGGTGTTGTTCCTAATGTAACTAACACTCAACAAATTGAAACTTTAAGAAAGTATGTAGTAAAAGGTGTGTTTCCAACTGCAGTTTCTGCTATTGACCTTTCTTACAATAATGAAAATGAAATTGAAGAATTTACTGTAGATCTTCAAGTTCAATACTGGGAAGCATTCACTGGAACCAACGCTTCAGACATCATCTAAATAGTACATAGTTTAAAATTATACAATGGCAAGACTTTTTGGGTTTTCGATTGATGATGAAAGTAGTAAATTACCTAAAAGTGCATTATCCCCCATCCCCGAGAATAACGAGGATGGGGCTGATTATTATCTAACTAGTGGATTTTATGGGCAATATGTAGATATTGAAGGAGTATTCAGAAATGAATATGACCTAATTAAAAGATATCGTGAAATGTCCCTTCACCCAGAATGTGATAGTGCAATTGAAAATGTTGTTAATGAAGCAATTGTTAGCGACTTAAATGATTCACCAATTGAAATTGAATTAAGTAATCTT